CTCATTCTTTACTAACTTCAATAAGATGGCTAATTCGATTCCTCATCCCATATAGAACACCTGAATAGACTAGACTCTTCCTCTCTAAAGGAGGGAGTAATTCAAATTTCTCAATTTGATTAATCAAGTCTTTCAAGGTATTCAATATGGAATCTGCCAATCCATTAATGAGAATCCCCTTAATATAATTAAGGATTTGGTCCTCATTAGGGATAGTATCAAAATTTCCGTCTATGTCCTTAGTTTTATATCTTCCGATAATATTTCTAAGTTCAAATGGAGTTAAGACTCCAAGGGAATATCTGATACTTTCTGCGAAATTTTTGTATCTCATTAAATAACTTAAAGAGTAAAACCTTATAGTTTTACCCTTCTTGTTAATTAATGGGAGCCCATTTAGCACTTTTGTGAAAATGTCAAACGAACTCAGACTATTTGTTAGAGGGACTTTTATTACATAATTAAGAATTTCAGAATAAATTATTCTGAGATTATTATAATGAGTAAATATCCCTCTAAGTGGTAGCCCAGATATCTCAATCCCATTATTAATTCATCTTTTCGCAAACTCATATGTTGTTTTAGACACATGAGTTTTTGGAAGTGAGACCTCTACACCTAATCTCATCATTTGACCTCTATAAATACTGGCAACTTTGTTGTCTTTAATAACAACATCATCTCCAAGTATAATATATTGGTTAAAACTCATGGTTTTATGTGCCTTATAAGCACATCAAGCCATAAGCAAATGGTGAGTTAGTGTAAAAGCAGCTCAAGAGCTATAAGCCCCCATTGGTTGGCCAACTGCATAACGCAAGTCGGTTTTCCCATCTGGGTGTCTATAGTCTCTATTAATTAATAATGTTGACCAACTTTCAGAAAAGTTACTATCCTGATAAATTTCAGTTAGTAATCTTTTCTGTAAGTCGATTGGAAATCGATCTGTCGCAGATGACAAATCTAAAGAATAGAAATATTCATTAGAATTTGCTCAATTGTGTTTTGGATCTTGAGTAAAAGTTCTATCACATGGTAATCTCTTTAATAAATTAAGAAGATCATCATGGATAGGCTTTAAGGCTAATTGTGAATGGTAATCTACCATTGCAATAACACGTCTTTTACATTCTGGATCCTTAACAATTGATAATTTACCATTAGGTCATCTATCTTTACCATAAGATAGTTCCATATTCTTAATAAAAGGAATATGGAAAAGGTCTTTAAAACCTTCCTTCATAATGTTCATTATCGATATAATCAAATCTTGTTTATAGAAGAGGTGTGATCACTGGGAAGCCCATGTGGACTTTCCGGATGGTCCCCCTCTCATAGACAAGTAATGATTATCAAGAGAGTAAACTGGTTTTTCTAAAACAAAGTTATTATCAATAACTCACTTCTTGATAAATCAAGTAGGGATTGTCCCTCTTGATTTTCCTGAAAAGTTATCAGTAATAGAATTTGTTTTAAACATGATTACTTTGTCTTCTTTTTTAGTAGGCTTTAAACCTCTAGTAAGTAATAAAAGTGTCATGGCAACTCTCATATCAGTCTTTGATCCTTTACATAAAGGTTTCAAAAACAATAGACGAGTTGGAAAACCTTCTTTGTCAAGACTAATTAACTTATTATTTGATAATAATGGGTTTCCACAAATGTATCTAGTTACATGAAGTCTTGAAAACTTCATATAATTGATCATAAATTGGAAACCATTATTCTTCCATAATAAATTAATGAGCCTAATATAACTAGTTATAATATTCGAATAGGATCCAAACATTACAGTTATTAATTTATTTAATAAAAGTATATGTTGTTTTCTCATTTTAGTATTAATAATTAGTTACCTGGTGGTTAACCAGGATTTGGCAAGATCCTTTTCTTGGGCGATCACCGTCCCCGGTTGATAAAGGTAATTAATCAATTACCTTTAAACCTCATATGTAAATAGTCCAACATAGTTGGTTTTACACGACACAAAGGTGCTCTTAATGGATATAGCTGAAAAGCTATATCCTTTAAGCCAAAAATTACCTTATTCTGAAAAG